GTTTGATATTTAAAAAATACTTGGTTAGCATCAGTTGCAACTAATTGNTCATTAGTTANTTTTAATCCTGCCCAAACTTTTTGGTTATCAATTGCTGGTAGCATAATTGATGTTTCAAAATGAGTTTCATTTTCTGTTCCCCATTTAGTTCCTGCCCATGCTGTTGCCGCAGTATCTAAGTGTGGTGTTAAAATTGCTTGGTCTTGATCTGCACCTGCTGTTGTTGCTAGAACTCCTGCTGAAGTTGAAGCAAATGTAACTAATGCAGTAGTTACGTTAGTTCCAAGTGCTTCCCAGTTTCTATTTAAAGCACGTTGTACTTCTACTGTTGATACTTGGTCAATGTTTGCATTAAGACCCGGTCTTTGTAAAAACCATTCGTCAAAATAAACTCTTCTAGCATCCTGTATAGGAGTACCAAGAGTTCTATCTGATACTAGACCAGATGTAGTATTCTTGCTAATTAGCTTCATCCCATTCTCTGAACGAATAGGGCCGCTAAAAGTTGTATTAGCCATAATTAATCCTTTGTAGTTGAATCACACCATCTCTTCTACAATCGTCTGCTAGGTCAGTTGGTATGATAGTTNATCCTAGAAATAGGGGGGAAAAATCCCCCCTANTTTTGTACTTTATTACGCACCCGGTGATCCAAAAATGGATCTCCAGTCAGACCATCCAAAAGAATATCTTTCAGACGCTTTGAAACGCATATTTCCAGATTCAAAATCCGGCTCCATAGAAGTTTTTAAAGGTCTTCTTTGGAACATTTTTAGACCAGAATTTACTAGGTCTGTAAGAATGAACCATGCATCAGTATCAGTTAGATAATGATTGACAGCATATCCTTGTGGAAGGATATTCATTTGTCTCATTGCATTGGCATCATTGTCAGCAGTTCCTACTCTTAATTCTGATTTTAAGATTCTTTGTGCTGTGAAAGCTAAATCTTTAGGGATTATTAACTTTCTTGCGTTAACAGCAACTGGCACATTTCTGTCATCCACAAAACCACCAATCGAAATGATTGCTGATTCTAGTGAAGTTTCAGATAAATCTGCAGCAGTTGCAGGTTCNTTAGACAAGTCTCCAGCTTCAAGTGTTGGGTGATCCGTAGTCATTAAAGGCTTCGCATCTCCACCCGGATAACTTGTGCTAAATCCATTGTTTAGTACGTTTGCGGCTTTTACTTGTTTAGTATAAGCCATTGAACGTGCTAGAGCAGCAGTGTATCTTTTAGATAAAGTGTCATAAAGATTATCTTCCACAGCTTCCTCAGTAACTGAGAATGCTAGGGCGATAGTTTCATGCACATATCTTGAAGTCCACTGTTCTGAAGCAGTGTCATATTCTACAGATCCACCTTCTGCTTTAGTTGGTGCAGCACCAAACCCAGAAAGAAGAGTTTCTTCTTCAAAGGCTCTGTCTGAACTTTCTTCTGCGAATATTTCAGCGTGTTCACGTTCCCATCTTTTGTACTCCAAACCAAATAAGGCGTGGAGTCCCGGTTCCAACTCTTTAACGAGTTGCGATCTACTAATCGGCATATTATTCTCCTATTCCTATACGCCCGGTGTACCATCAGCGTCTATGTGCTCATTCAATTCATGTTCATAAATTGTAGCTTCTAAAACTCCATTGGTTCCGTATGCATTTTTTGGTGAGTTGTACAATCCAAGTATTGTTAAACCCGCTGTACCTGTTCCTGTCGTACCATTAATCTCAAATTTGCTGTGTCCAGTAGTTGTGCTACCAGTTCCAGCAACGTGGTCTGCTTTATTACCTATATCGGCAAAATCAGCAGAACCAGAAGATTGAATAGCGTAAACAATATTAGGGTCATCGTATACAAAAGCAGTAATATCACTACTGTTTTGTGTTGTTGTGCTAGCTGGGTAATACTTTGAAAAAACCTGTTCGCCAGATGAGTTAGTGTAACTGCAACCTGCAAAAACACCTAGTAATCTGTTACCAGCAGCGGCTACATCAATGTAACCTGTTGCTCCTAATTTAACAAAATCACCAGTAAAAATATTTGATGAAGACGTTCCATCTCCNANNATTTTCCACTCATTAGCACGAATAGTTCCTCCAGTAAGNTGTCTTACCGGTTTAGCNCCAAATGCGGCATCAGTATTTGCCATATTATTTCTCCTATTGCTAATTGTTAAAGAAGCACCTTACAATAGAATTCTATTCTTCACTAAACTCGGTTTTTCTTTTACCTGTTGTNGTTGAAGAACTACGTCTTTGATGAACTGGCATAGAAGGATGTTGTTCTTTCAAAATATCAGCATCAACAGCACGGCTTTGCCTTTCAGTCTTTTGCTCAAAATATTCTTTTTTTGCATCAGACAATTCTGTTGGGATTTTTGCTAAAACTAAATCTCCTGTACCAATCACTCCAGCGTATTTTCCACTCTCNTGTGTTGGTGCATCGAAATCTGGGTGTTCGTCAGCACGCACATATTCGTATCCTTCTCTTCGTTTTTTTGATACGTTTTGTGAATCATCCTCCCCACCCGCAGAAACTCTAACCCATCTGTATTTGATTCCATCTACATTTGGTTTAGGTGCTTCTAAATAATTAGGAGGTTGATATACTATTTTGCGACTAGCTTCAGCCCTAGTCGAGTGGCTTTTATTTTTATTGGTCATTCAGTCCTCACGAACTTCGCATATTCTTCGAGCGGCACACCTAATTTACGAGCCATTGCGATCTGGTTCTGGTTCATACGAACCTTCTTAGGTGAGGAAGATGCTGTTTTACTAACACCTGCTACAGTTGGTCTAGGTCGACTTGCTTCCTGTGAAGGAAATGAATCGCCTATCCTACGATCTAGTTCAGAATAATATTCTTCACTTGATGGATTGTAGCCTTCCATCTTTAAAGCAGCNTCAATTGCATAAGCCGCACCAGTTTTTGCTACGTCAGTACCAAACCATCCATTATCTTGTGCCCATCTAAGTGCACGAGGATCTGGTTGTGATTGTGGTTCTGGCTGTGGAGCATTAACTTGTGGTTGCTCAACTGCTCTTGATTGCTTTTGAGTTGGTGCAACAAAAGGAGTTTGATTTTCCAATTGTTTCAACTCATATTTAACTTCTGCTATATCCTCTGCGGCTTTAAGCATTTTATCAGAATCTCCTTCTTCGTGTGCAGTTTTATGTGCAGCACGAGCAGATTCTAATGCTTTTTCTGCATTAGATTTTCTTGAATCAAAGAATTGTGTTTGTAACTTAGCATAATCCTCAGTTACAACATTTTTCTTTTTTAAATCAGATTCTAATTGTTGATTCCTGTTATAATAGTCATTACGTTGCCTTTCAGCTTCGTTTGCTCTTTTAACAAGTTCATTAATTCTATTCTGATAAGCATTAGCTTTCTTTTTTGGTTTTTCAACAGTCTCTTCTACTTCCTCTTGCTCTTCTGATTCAGTTTCTGTTTCTATTGGCGTGGATTCAGTTGTCTGTTCGTCATGGACAGCTTGAGAGTCATCTATGACTTTTTCCACCTCAGAATTATCTTGTGTTTCCTGTTCCGGAACATCAACACCTTCAAATTTCTTTAGCTTCGTTTCTTTTCCATCATCCACGACTTGCATCGGNTTTTTTTTACCCGATGAATCGTGTACAATTTGCATTGGTCTTTCTCCAAAGTTATGATTAATTTGCGTAGCAATTGCTACGAAAAACAAATATTAGCTAATATTTGCTACATCTGGCACTGTTGCCAGAATTTCGTCATCGTTCATTACTCTTAATTCAGATTTTCCACATTGGAATCTATGTCCTGCATACTTACCAAACATAACATTATCGCCTAGTTTACACCACGGCNCAGTCATATCTTCTCTTTTGTATGCATCATCACCCATTTGTATTACTTTACCTATGGATGCAATACTACGATGGTCTTCTACAGCTTTACCCGGTAGATATATACCACCCTTAGTTTTGTCTTGAACATCAAGAACTTGAACTAATATCCTGTGACCTACAGCTACAGGATGATTCTTTTCTAATTTTTCTTCTATTAATTTAAATTTAGTTGTCATCGTTTTCAATATACTTTGCTGATTCTTGTAACAAATCTTTTGCTGCTCGTAAACCCTTTAGTTCACCAACAGAAGAATCAAAATTCTCTTTAGGAATTCTGCCTTGTTCAAAAGCATCTTTTATATTGTCGATTTCCTTACTAATCTTGTTTTTGAAATAAGTTATAAATTTAGCAGTATCCACTATTTCTTTTTAACTCTTTTCTTTTTAGCCATACCACCACCACGCATTTTAGCCATGCCTTTTTTAGTAGCCATACCACCTTTTTTCATCATCATCTTACTTTTAACTCTTTTCTTTTTTCCCATCATTGTAAATACTCCTATATGTTTTACGTTTAACTACAGTATCACGATAATATTCTTTATCCCATTTATCATAATACCCTTTTTTGTGAAGAGTTTTTGATGCCTCTTCCAACTCATTATATGGTTGTATTAAAACCATATAAAAATCATTTTCTGTTTCTAAATTATCTTCTAGAAACTCTACTTCTTCTCCATCATCTTCTGGATGAAAAGCCATTAAGTATACATCATCCATTACAAAAGTATAGTTTAATGCATCAATATAGTATCCAAGTTCACTTGCTTCTATATTAAAATCATCACTAGCAACAACAATAAGTTTTTTATTTTGTTTTTTTATTGTTCTAGCTTCTTTTACAACAGTAGGTAAAAAATCTTTGCTTTGTTCTACTTCTACAATCTTAACTTGATTTTTTAATCTAGCTGATTTTGCATAAGGACATACAGCCCAACCACCAAGTTTATCACTTGGTTTTTCTAAAAAATTTTCAGACCAATCTAAAATTTCTTCAGTTATTGTTTTTGACATTTATAATATCTTGCAAGTCATCTTCATGACAAACAATCCAAAATCCTTTTCTATGTTTCTGACACAAAGCTAACACAGTTGTTTTGTTTTCAGCTTTTGCCATTTCATTAGTTTTATCCCACAAAGAAATAACAGAGTGTTTATTTTTCTCAATCCTTTGTAATTTAATCTTTGGATGCTTCTCTATCTTTTTCTCTTTGCTCACGTTCTATAATTGTTTTTGCTCTTTCAATATCAGATTTGGAATCTACCATTTCTTTTTGATATTCTGCTCTAGCAATATCACGTTCTTCATTAGAACGCAATTTCTCTCTGTCAATTTCCATGTCAGCCATAGTCTTATCACGATCAAGAGCCAATTTAGAAGCATCAAGTTGTGCTTTAGAAGCCGCTTGTTCTTCTTTAAGTTGAACCTCTTGTGCTTTAAGTTGTGTTCTTGCTGCACCTTCTTCAGCTTTACGTTGATTTTCTTGTGCTCGTAATTGTAAATCTTGTTGTGCTAATTGGAATCGAGGATCTTGTGCTTGTTGTTGTTGCTGTTGTTGTTGAGCCTGCATCTGATTAGCTTGTGCAATTTGTCCAGAAACTTGTGCTTGTGCTTGTGCAACTGCATTTTCAATATCTCTATCCATTGATTCGTATTCATTATCTTTGCCCGGATTAAATCTATCGTATTCTGGTGCATTTGGTAATTCAATATTAGCATTAGCCATAATAGCCATTCTATATTTGTGTGCTTGGTGTTCTTGTATGTGTGCTTGTAATGCTCCAGCTAGTGCCTGTTGCATTCTAGGATCTTGTGGAATAACAGAAGGATCACTCATAAACGCTTCATGCACAGAAATATGTGCATCATGATCTTGCCATCCATATGCTTTAACAGGTTTCTGATACATCATAGTATAGTTTTCTGTTGCCGGATCCATTGGCTTACTTCCCATTTCTGGAATTAACATTTCATCTACATTATCTACATCAAGTGCTTTATATAATCTTCTATACGCTTCTCGTAAATCATGTATTTGAGGTGCTTGTGTAGCAGCTTGTATTTGTGTTTGTGCCATTAGAACTCTTTGTGCTGTTGAGAAGATGTTAGGATCGGATACAGGGAGTACATCGATTGTTCCATCAAAATCTTGTTTAAAGATTTGACGGCTAACACCTTCAACAGCGTAGGGGTAATCACTTGGGAGGAAATCGTGATTCGTTCTAGCTAGTATCTTAAATTCTTCTCTTTGTGCTTTATGTAATCTTTTATGAATAGAAGACATTACTTTAATGCCTTGTTCTAATAAAGCTATAGTTGTACCTACAGGTGCTTGTGAATTCATATCACCTGTTTGTAAATCTGTAATTGCGGCTAGTCTTCTACCTTCTTGTGTTATTGATCCAAGTAAAGCAGTTAAAACTTGTGATGGTTCTTTAAATGGTAATGGCACAATAGATTTTCTAATGTCATCGCCATAACCTTCTACATCTCTAAATTCACCAAAGCCTACAGGTTGATCTCCATCAACTCGCATTCCACGAGCTTTAAATCCACCCGGCAAGTTTGCAAATTGACCTGCATCAACGAGTGAACGTAAAATTGTTGTAGATGTTTTTTGTAAGTTTCCTAATAGGTGTACATAACCTAAACCATAAAAGTTAAAACCCGGTAAAAATTTGTAATGAACAAAATATTGTAATCTTTTAAACTTAGGATCTTCATCTCTAAAGTTTTGTCGTATAGATAAAATATCATTTGTTTCTTTACAAATAGTTACAATGTATGGACATGCAAATTCTTTATCACTTTTAGGTAATTCTAAATCAACATGCATTTCTAGTAAAGTAAAACGTGCATCTTTTGTATAAGTGTTACTAGGCTTTACTCCTTCTATAGATTGTATCTTTTCATTAATACCAGTCATAGAAGTAGACTCAGAAGATTTATCTTCTTCCATTAATTCTATGTCTCTATAAAAACCACTTACTTGTCTTTTCTTTAACTCATTGCCTTCCATACGAATAACATGAGTGTATCTTCCACTTGTTCTTAAATCAGTTGTATTTGTTGATACAACAAAATCTGTAACAGGAATAAACTTTGCTACAGGTCTTTCTAATTCTGAATCATAATAAACTTTTTTAAAGCAACTACCAACAATAGGTAAATAGAATAACATTTGATCTAAGTCATCAAAGTATTCTTCCATTTGTTCTGTAACTTGATAATTCATAAAGTCTTTTACACGTTCAGCTTGAGACTCTATGTCTTTTGTTTTCTCACCTATTATTTGTGTTTTAACAGGGCCGTTAGATGGAAATAATTCTTTTAAGGCTTGAGCATGAAATTGAACAGCCGCTTCAATCATTAATGGATGATGTGCAGAACATGCACCGGGAAAAGGATTTTCTATTTCTTCTAGTTTTAAACCTAGAAGATCCATTCCTTTCTTAATTGTATCTTCCCAATCACCACGACTCTGTAAGTCTGATTCATAAGCAGACACAAGATCAGATGCTATCTCATCTAAATCCTCATCATCAATGTCTTCAGCTAAGTTTTCTGATTGTTGAACTTCCTCTATAGGATCTTCACCTATAACTATTTCAACTTCTTCTACAGAAACTTGATCAACTGGTTCATTTATTTGTCTTGCCATTTAGAATGATCCCTTAAAATATTTTTTTGCAATAGATTTAGAATTTTTTTTAG